CTAATTCTTCTGGAACTGTACCATCTTCTTGTGTTTGTTTAATTAACTCAGGAATATCTACTCCATCTTTATACCAAGTACCTGTTTCCCAAATACGTTTACTAACAACACCTATTTTTTCTTCATTAAAACATTTAGTACAACTAGCAGGAATTTGTCCTTTAAGCATAGTAGTTCTTACTGACTTCATATAGTCATTGTTCCAGGCCTCCATAGGAGTTTCACGGCCAAAGTTAGCAGGCTTGCCGTGTTCCATTTTTACTAATCCTACTTCATGATCACCAGTAGCCGCTCCGCTGGCATTAGCACTACAACATAAACGCATATCTCCATTAGGGCGAGTAGCAAAATGTATCCACGGTAATACACAGAACGTAGGAGATTTAGAAACGCCTTCTAATTCACGTTGCCATTTTCCTAACTGCGAGTCTGCAGGGTTATACCAATATTCGTTACTGTCTGTCATTTTAAAATCCCAATGCGAGTTTTGCCGCTTCGCTCATCATATCTCTAGTGAATGGCGGTGTATGAGTTAACTTAACTCTAACTTCACCTATTCCGTCTACTTTCATTACTGCCTGTTTAATACTTTCAGAGATTGCACCTGCCATTGGGCAAAACATAGATGTAAGCGTATGAGTAATAGTAACATCCTTACCCTTAATATCAATATCATAAATTAATCCTAAATCAAAGATATTGATAGTTGTCATCTCTGGATCGTATACAGTTTGTAATTGTTCTATTATTTGTTCTTTCATTTTCTACCTATAATCATATATCTGTCATATTTAGGTAATTCTAATGTACCCGAATAAAACTCTTTACTAATTTTTGAATTCCATCTAAAATCTTTAAGACTATCTACACAATTAATATGTTCTTTATGTGATACAAAATTATTACTTTGAACAACTATCCATGTATCATCTGGAATTTTTTCTAACCAAGCATCATATTGTTTTTGTGTAATATGTTCACAACTTGTATTAATAACAATCTGTGGATCGTCTGTATATTCATAATTACACATATCTTCTGTAACTGCATCAAACTCTTTATTTATTTCATATTTTTTATTCATTTTTAACGCTATGTCTTTACACGTAGGGTCAATATCAACACTTGTAATATGTTTTGCTCCAACATCACTATTAAAAATCATTGTTGCTAGTACTCCATACCATCCGCCAAAAATAACTATTCTATTTGATACAGTATGCTCAACGTTAGCAAGTGTTTCACATAACCATATTTTACTCTTAAGTTGTCCATGCCAGAAACTTTCTAGCATATGATAACGCATATGATTATCTTCATCACGGATTGTATCCATCCAATAAGCTATATCATTAACATCTATTTTCATATTTTTTCTTTCGGTATTTTACTATCTGCACTACTTACACAAGTTGGTGTTATACAAACTCTAGCTTCTTTAAATAAACTAAACCCTTCATCAATAGTACCTAAAGGTTCATCATGACAGCTATAAGCACGTTTAACTTCTCCTCCCGGTTCGCGAATAATACAACTTTGATATCCTGCATTACACATCCACCCTTCAAATTTATTAAACTGATGGGCATTGAGTCTTTCTGCTTGATCTAATTTATATTCTGTACCTTTTTTATCATATAATGCTATTTGATTTATTTCTTGTTCCATTTCACTTTGTAATATTTCCCATTGTTCGAAACTATACCCTTCAACTATTGCACTTGCTGTATCATTACTTTGCGGTTTAAGAGTAACGTGTAGTCCTTCATCTTTAAAACGTAAAGCTCTTGTATAGTATTCTTCAAACATTGTAGGAACCATAACTTGATTAATTGTAACTAATACTCCGTGTTCCTGTAAAAATTTAAGTTTACCTATAAATTCTTTTTCATTAGAAAATTCTGCATGATAACTTGCTGTTATACTTTTACGATCTAATCCATCTGTTGCTGTTAACCATTTATTCCACCAATTAAATCCTGGACTTGCATTAGTAGTCATATGCACACTAAGATAATTGCTAACTGGTTCTTTATATGCTTTAATTAAATCAATTAATCCTTTATATGCAGTTGGTTCACCGCCACTAAAGCTAAAATGAAACTTATCAAAGCCTTGAGCTCTAGCTTGACTTTTAATTTCATCCATTGTACGAATGTATTCTAAAAGAGGCCTATGATCTACAACTTTGCTTTTAGCATACGGCCAGCAATAGCTACAATCATAATTACAAAACCTACCTAAGATCCAACTAACTGAAAAAACATTATTTTCCAGCATTGTTCTTTGTCCTAGTTTAACTATATTTTCAAATGGTATTGTCATGATATATTCTTTGTTGTATTAAAGATTGTTTTAGAACACGCTTTGACACAGGTCATACACTTATTATCACCATGCCAATAATTTCCCATGTGTTCCCATAGTATAATATCTTTACTAAGAATACCATCTTTACAATTTGGTACACCTATATCTTTTAACATATCTTTTGTATTTTGTACTGTTAAATTCCTTAACGTATGAATAGGCAACGTTTCTTTTAATGGTTCTTCTAAATAATCACTACCTATTAAACAACAAGAAAGGATATTTCCGTATGGATCAACATATATACCTTGGTCTTCCATACACTTTGGTTTAATACTAGCTTTACTAATTACTTCATATCTAACATCATCATCTAATAAACTATCTAATGCTTTATTTGGTACTTTTTTATATTCTGATCGTGTAGCAGGTTCAAGATCATATTCATAATTTCCATCTAAATCTTGAACTGCAAATTTATCTAAGTCATAAAATCTTGCAGTACTAACAAAATTTACTTTTTGCACTCCTTTTCCTAATAAAAAATATTCAAGTGTTTCAATATCATCTTCGTTATGTTTAAAAACTAAACTATCTACTCTTGCTACTCCTCCAGCTTTAATAAATGCTTCCATATTGTCAATAACTTTTGAAAACTTTGTATTTCTTCTATACTGTTCGTGCTTCCCTTCAAACCCGTCTATACCAAATACAACATTACTATTACTAACTGAACCTATTACAGGAGCAAGTTTGCTCCACCATTCTTCATTACGCATACCACCATTAGTATGAAGTGCTAATCTACAAGTAGGATTTGCATCTCTTACATACTGAAAAATTTCTAAACAATCTTGTGCAAATGCAGGATCGCCATAATTTCCACAACTGTAAAAATTTGTTAACTGAGCTAAAAATTCTTTCGGAAACCATTCCTTAAACTGAGCTATGCTTATATCACCATTACGAATAAATGGACGAGGTGCTCCGCCATTAAAATTTCTTGCACACATTGGACATTGGGCTTGACACTTATCAGTTAATTCAACATGAACAGTTTTTATATCTTTAATTCTCTGCATTGTATTGTTCTTTAAGCCATTTAAAATCATTAATTTTAAATAATGCTTCTTTATTACCTTGTTTTGCTTCTCCGTATTTCTTACCTGCGATTGCACCCATTATAGCATAGTCACCATTAGGCTTATCCATACCTTCATTACACCACACCATCAATCTCATTTCAGTTTCTTCGTCTACTTGTCCTCTAATAAGTTTACTTGATAATTTAACACATTCTCGGAATGCACTTTTCCACGTATTAAAAGGATCTGTATTAAATGCTGTAGTATTACTAATTTCCTCATGAGCATAAAATTTATTACTAATACTAGTTGTCATATCAGGATGACTAACATCCATATCTATTGTAAGTTGCCTTGGCAATAACTTTACACCGCCATGTCCATATTCTAAAAAATTAATAGGATTCTGACAACGCCATACATGAACAGCATCATGGTCCCATTCACTTGCAATATAATCAAACTTCCAATCTTCTTTTAACTGAGCATCTCCGTCTACTACCCAAAACATTTTTGTAAAACACTTTTTAGCCGCGGCTATATGTGCTTGATGTATTCCTTCCACCCCATGCACACGCTTGGCCATAGGGAACCTTGCCTTTAAATCTTCGTAAACTTTATCTGCATTAGGTTCTTCATAGCTTATAAAAACAATATCATACATAGGGTTCCAACTCTTTTGCTAGTTGCTCATGCAATATCCGTCCAGGATGAGCATGATCAGGAAAATCATCTGACTCTTTCATATAGTTAATAAGTTCTTCGTAATCATTTACTATTTTTTTAAATTCTTCTGTTTGAGCTAAATCTGGTCTAAGAGCTTGAATATTATTTAGACCTTCCCAAGATGTAATTAACGGTATATCTCTACCTAGTATTTTTTTCAACCAATCTTTATGAACGTACTTAATAAAAGAATAATCTTTTTCCATACCCCAAGTACGTCCCCATCCTTCAATTATAATCCAAGGAATTTGCGTTTCATCATAAACACGTTGAGCAGATTCAAATGCAACTTGCATTAAAGTACGATCTAATTCACTAATTGTTTTAGTATCATCTACACCTGCTTCATAACTTGCTTGATAATGTTTTTCTAAATCAATTAGTCCAGCTTGTAATGCCTTATCACGCTTTTCTTGAATTCGTGTATAATTTCTAGTAGGTTCTGTTAACATCCAAATAATAACATCGGGATTATAAAATACAGGAGATGTAAAAGGAGGTGCTAATCCTAATGCTTCTTCTGTTTTAAGAATTGCTTCAAAGTTTCCAGCACCACCAAAAGAATGATTAGCTACAGCATGACCAAATAATGTTTCTAAATAATAACCGAATCCAGGCCAAACTAATTGAAAAGGTTTAGGAGAATCCCCTTTAAGATATTTGTCTTGATTAAAAGGTCTAAAAATAGTATTGTTATTATTATTGGCAACGCCGGGGCCAGGAATAATCAGTCCCCATTCACCTAATCCGTTACTGTCTCCAACTACTAATATTCTTTTCATCGTGTATTGCCATAGTGTATTACCTTGTGTTTACTTGATTTATATCTTCTCCAAGGGTCTACTACTATACTATCATCATTCAAAGTGCAATATAATTCAGAATGTGCTAATAAAACAATTGCACTAAATGGTCCTTTCTGCGGACATATCAATGGATCAACTCTCATACAATGATATTCTACTTCTGAACAATAATGTCCAACTAACAAACTATAACTACCATCTATTATATCTACTCCTGGTTTATAACTAATACCATTTAAAAGTATCGGCAAGTTATTTTCTATAGCTAATCTAACTAATTTTTTAGCCATGTTCTTAGCTTGTACTTCTCGTGTGTGCATTATAGCATCAAACAAATCATATTGCAAGTCCAATTTTTGAGCCATATACCGTAATGCAATATTATCTCTTGGGTGGCAAGATCCGCCGTCGCCCATTCCAGCAGTCATATATTTTGAACTAATAATTCGTTTTTTACTTTTTGAAAGAGCGTTAGTGACGACATCAACGTTAATATTACCTTGCGTTTCAGCAACATCTTGAATCATATTTACAAATCCAATTTTCATACTAATAAATGTATTATAAAAAACCTTAACACATTCTGCTTCGTCCCATGTTCCTACTTCATAACGTGGTTTATTTTCCATTATTGTTTTATAAAACTCTATTAACTGTTCTGCATCAGTAGTTAATTTTCCATCCTCAGTTCCAATAATTACCATCTCCGGATTTACCATATCCCAAGCTACTGTACCCATAGCAATAAAATAAGGATTATAAACAAAACGAGTATTGGGGACTAATTTTACAAATTCATTACGTGTGGTACCTGGTAAAACAGTACTGATAAGCACTAACAATTGATTTTTATTCATAGTGGCATTTGCTTGTCGTAAAACGTCAACAACAATATCATAACTAAAATCTTTAGGTACTAAATGTGCCGTAGGAGCCTTACCGTCATAATCTGGATGATGTGGTGTTGGAACAGCAACAAAAACAATGTCCCTATCTTTAACTGTTTCAACAATGTTATCTTTAATGTCTATAGTATCGCTTTGTACTTTAGCAATATCATATCCAGTTACTTCGTGTCCCTTTTCAACAATTACCTCAGCACACGGTAACCCAAGTTTACCTAAACCAATAAATCCTATCTTCACACTGATCTCCTATCATTATATACGTATATAAATAATACTAGCAATATTTATGGCGATTTTTCTATATGATTCCACTTACTGACTACATCAAAAGAAACGTATATATACGACAAGTAGGAAGCTCTCTTGCTATCCAAAAACTTCTAGAAGCATTCCATAGGCATAACTGCAATGATCCTGAAATAATACTCCTTCATGCTTTAATAAAGTATCCTCAATGGTATGAAAATATTAGTCTATTAGAACATCTAGATAAAAAATACTTAAAACGATTACGTAAAAATCCAAAAGTATTTTTTATATTAGATGCAAGTACTGAAGGATTTAGTACCATATACGGTAATACTCCATTTTTCGATATACTATATTTTAATTGTGAAAAATTTGATATATCACCAGAAAAAATTATTTTTATTTCCTCTAATATGGTTGACGAGCAAAATATAATTAGATATAATACTGAACATAATATAGATAAATCTATTAATGTTATTTGTTTTAATAACTTTGAACAGATGCTTTTTAACTTAAGAAAAGAAACACTACCACAACCTGATGTTGCATATAATCCAGAAAGGCTTGATGAACTTGTTGAAAAGAAATATCTCGAAGTGGTTGGAGAGACTAAAAAACTTTATTATGGTGAAAAATACTTCTTAAGCCTTAGTAGAGTAAATAGACCTCATAGAACATTAAGTGCTTATGAATTATTTCATAGTGAGATATTTAGTAAAGGTGTATTAAGTCATGATAAGATAAAAAATACAAAAGAAACTATACGTCATCTGCATGAACAATTACCTAAAAACGCTGGCATAACACAAAAGGACTTATCAAAATTTAGTACCTATCTACCTTTAATTGCAGACACGCATGATTTTAAAACTAATCATGCTATGTATTTAAATGCTAATTTACATCATTCTACATTATTTCAAGTAGTAGGAGAAACATTTATAAACGATTGGGATTGTACTAGTCGATTTTGGAGTGAAAAAACATTTCGTTCTATATTTCATATGCAACCATTTCTTATTTGGGGACAACCGAATGCTAATAAACATTTACAAGATTACGGCTATAAACTATATGATAAAATGTTTGACTATAGTTTTGATGCAGAAAGGGATACATATAGGCGTTGGTCAATGCTTTTAAAGATAATTACTAATACTGTAAAACGCTTAAATAAAATGAGTAAGGAAGAGCATCTTAAATGGCGGTTCCAACAACAAGATGTACTTAAACATAACTATAAAGTAATGTATCGTGAAGATCATACTAAACAAGCATTTAAAAAACTTGTATTTAAATTGATAAAGTAACTTATGACGCCTGAAGAGAAAAAAGAAAAGAAAGCTAAAGAACGCAAAGAACTAATGAAGAAGTTTCTTGCCAAGGGTGGAAAAATTGAAAAAATACCCTATCGTGTAACAAAAGAAATGTTAAAACGAGGACAGCTTTAAATGATACTGAAAAAGACATTAATACATAATAACCCCAAGAGGCTCTTTACTTTTGGGTGTAGTTTTACAGATTACTTATGGCCTACTTGGGCAAATATTTTAGGCTATGAATTCCGTGACGCTGAATTTTATAATTTTGGAAAATCTGGAGCTGGCAATCAATATATTTTTAATATGATAATGCAGGCCGATGCCTCATATAATTTTACACATAACGATATAGTAATAGTACAATGGACCAATGTAAGTAGAGAAGATAGATATTTCCATGCTGGTGCTCCGATTTTAAACGATAGTGAAGTTCAGCACGGAGCATGGTCTACTCCAGGAAATATTTATAGCCAAGACACATATGACGAAGCGTGGATTGAAAAATACTTTAGTGAATACGGAGCATTGGTTCGAGATTTAGCTTTTATTAAAGCGGCTCATGGAATGCTTAAACACAAAGCCCAATGGCATTTTTTACAAATGAATAATTTAGTACATTACGTTGATCAATGGGATTCAAATGTAAAGGTTGAAGATAGCAAACTACCAAGAGAATTCGGTAACAAATCTAGAGTAACACAATTAAGAGAGTTATATTCTGAAACTATAAGTAATCTTCAACCTAGTTTTTATGATGTGCTTTATAATAATAATTGGTCTCAGAAATTTAAAGCAGATAGAAAAATAGTTAATAAACATTTTCAAGATGGACATCCACACCCGTTAGAACACTATGATTATTTAAAACGTGTATTTGAACATAACTGGAGACCTAGTACTAACGAGAAAGTTGGCGAATTACAAAAGAAATGGGTTAAGCTCATGCACGATGCATCAGCAACTGCCACTGACAACAAATTTAGTATTTACAATATGTCTACGAATTGGCACAATGCGATAAGACATGATTTAAATATACGAAAATCTGAAGATATCGACTTTAGAACACACCGTTAAGCTCTGGAAACGTTTTATTAAACTCTCTATTCCTTATTTTATCATAATGTTCTGTATAAAATTTAAACTTACTATGAGCTTTGGGATCATATACTGAAGTATCAATATATCTTAATACTCCATTTAACTGATTAGCTAAACCATTACGAGAAGCTGTTTGCAAATATTGTGTAATTTTTTGATAGGCAACTTGTTTTAAATGCTGTGGCAATATAGATAATGTATAATGTTTAGGATCAACAATATTATATAATATGCCATTTGATACATCAAAATTTTGGTCTTGCATATATCTTAAATAGTCAGTAATTGTTAAAATATTAAAAACACTTACTACAGTATTAAAACTTAATTTAACATGAGGTGACTCGTTCTTTATAATATTTAAATTATCTTTAATTTCACTCCAAATAGTTCCTTCGCGTATATATTCAGCTCTATCTCCCCAGCTATCTAAACTAGCATCAACCTTAACATTAGTAAATTTATTCCATAACTTTGTAATACATTCTTTTTTATAAAATAAATTACTAACATTAGAATTATATCTTAACATAACATCAGTACGATTATTAGCAATTAAGTATTCTAAAACATCGTAATGTTTGTCAGTAATTAATGGTTCACCTCCAGCAAAATAAAAGACATCTATATCTTTATAATAAGGTTTAAATTGTTCATATAAATCATCATTGTTTTCGCCACCTGCAAAAATAACAATATTTTCTTTTCCATCTTCTTGTGCCCAACTAGAACTAAATGTTGCACTACACGTTCTACATTTAAAATTACAAATATTGCTCCAACGCACATCCATATAACGTAATTTCATTTCATCAAGACTACCGTCTGGATTAGTTTCATCAATAAACGGCATATACTTTGCAAACTGTCTATTATGATGTATGCGTGGACTATTATTACCTGCTCGTTCATGACTCCAACATTGTCTACATACGTTAGGTTGTTCTCCGCTCATCATTCGTAAACGTAATTTTCTATATTCAGGACTATTCCATATTTCTTTTATAGGAGTATCGCGGGTATTACCTAAAGGTGTATTATAATCACCTATACAACAAGGTAATACTTTGCCATCTGCATTTGCATACATATGGATCCATGGTAAAATACATAGTGTTTTAGATTTGTTTGCAGTCATTATAAAATTTTTCTAATTCAGGAAACGTATTAACTAAATTACACTCTCTCCTTTTATCAAACTCAGTAAACCAATGATAAAAATCAGTACGAGCTTGTTTAAGTTTTGCTTCTTCATAATTAGTAGTTTTCATATAGTCTACTACACGACGAAATTTTTCAACT